GTTTCTGCAGTGCAAGAAGCTACTGGTGCAACAACCCAAAAGAAATCTTACGAAGACGAAAGATTTTGGAAACCCACTGTAGATGAATCTGGTAATGGTTATGCTGTTATCCGATTTCTACCAGCCGCAGAAGGTCAAGAATTACCATGGGTTAGGTATTTCGACCATTTCTTTAAAGGCCCAACTGGACAATGGTATGTTGAGAAGTCTCTTACATCTATTGGTCAGAAAGACCCACTTGGAGAACTGAATTCTAGATTATGGAATTCTGGTATCGAAGAGGATAAAGAAACTGCAAGGAAACAAAAAAGAAGATTGCACCATGTCGCAAACATCATGATTGTTTCTGACCCCGCAAATCCTTCCAACAATGGTAAAGTATTCCTTTACGACTTTGGAAAGAAAATCATGGATAAAGTTATGGATGTTATGCAACCACAATTTCCTGGCGAAGAACCAGTAAATCCATTTGATTTTTGGAATGGTGCGGATTTTGAATTAAAGATTACTAATGTCGCTGGTTATAGAAACTACGACAAATCTTCGTTCAAACCCGTAAGTCCATTATACGATGCAGACGAAACTAAACTTGAAGCAACATATAATTCTATGTTTAATGTTGCGGAGTTCGTTGACCCAACCAACTATAAAACTTATGATGAACTAAAACAGAGACTATCTGTAGTTCTAGGTGAAGCAGTTGGAGAAGGTAAGACTCAGAGTATGGAAGACTTAAGTAAAACTGCAGAAGCAGTTGAACCTAATAAAGTTGAAACACCAGTTGTTGCACCTAGTTCTCCTGAACCAGTAGTTGCGTCAACTGAATCTGATGATGAAACTTTGAGTTATTTTGCTAAACTTGCAAATGACGAATAGATAAAACTTTGTTATAAAAACAAGTTTTTAAAACCCGATGTTAACTACCTCTCGACATCGGGTTTTTTTATTGGACTGATTGAATACTTTCTAAATTAGGATTTGCGGTATTACCAGCATTAGGAATAAATACTGAACTTCCACCACCACCACCACTACGATTTTCTGTTCTTGAAGCGTCAGTAACATTATTAATTATTGTCTGTTTGGATTGTTGATTGGAATCACTAAGTTTATTTAAAGAACCTTCTGTTGTTGATGATGCTCTAGCTAATTTTTTGTCTTTTCCTACTGGAGTTGCGGTCATAGCATCACCAACCTTAGATGTTAGTTCTCCTGCTATTCCTTCTCCCGCTGTTAAAACTTTACTAAAGGTACGTTTAAATGCACCTATCGGGTCACCAAAAAATAGTCCACCCAATGCAGCTGCAGCTCCAGCCGCAAGTGCAAGTGGGAATTTTATTATTCTTCCCATGATTTTCATTAAACCACTAAACATTCCCCCTACACCTGACATAAAACCATCTTCAAATCCGTCAAACAGACCCATAAAGCTGTCAATTATTCCTGAAAACATATCTTGGAAACTAAAAGACCTAAGTATGTCTGCAATAAAATCTAAACCTATTAAATCTAATATCCATGCAACTGCACCTTTAAAGAAGTCAAAAGGCAACATAACTAAGGAATTAATAATACCTTCTATTGCACCAGTCAGTCCACCTAATATTTGAAATCCTATTCCACGGTCTTTTTCTGTTTGTTCTTCAATACCTTTAAACATTCCACTTATACCAGCAAACAATCCGATAATCGCATTTAAAGGAAGAAAAATAACTCGACCTATGGTTGTAAATATAGCACCAAACTGTCTAAAAAGTGGGAATGCTTTTTTAACAAAGTCACCTACTTTAGACAAAGATTTAAGAGCAGAATTACCACCTTGAAATCCTTTTACTGTTGCAGTTATAGTTTTTTGAGCCTCAGTAAAAGGTTTAATTATTCTAAGACCAAAATTTTTCATTGCTAGAAAAAACGATTGAAGTTTTGAAGAGTCCTTTAAACTTTTAAGTATACCTTGGGTTTGTTTTCCTATGTTTTGAAAAAATTGTGTAATTCTTCCTACAAAACGACCTAAAGCAGCGATTGGGCGTGTAACACCTTTAAGGTTCATAAATTTAGATAAAGTTGGAAACTTAAAAGCGGTTGTAAATGCATTTCTCAGACTTCTAAGAAATGTTAGAATTCTACCATTTTTACCACCAAGTATAAAAATATAAAAACTTTTTATTGCTTTAGTTGCAACTATGGAAGCATTTTTTATCATTATTCCAAATTCTATTGAAAGTCCTCTTATTAACCCTAAAATAGCTGCAGAAAAACCTATACCCATATCTGCAGATTTAATACCAGTTTTATCAAGGTTGATAAACATTGGTCTTTGTGAGACCGCTTTCGCCTCTTTCCTTCTTTTTTCTTCGTCTTCGAGTGCGTTTCCTTTTTGTCCTTCAACAAGAGACTTCATAGTGTCACCGAGGACTTCTAAAGTTGCTTCTTGTTTTTGAATTGCACTTTGCGTAGATGCATTTGTAGCAGAAATATCCTTTGCAATTTCTAGTATTTGTAATGTTGCAGTATCAGCCATACTTCTATTTATACTTAGATTCGTTTGCTTTTTGTTCTTCTTCTCGTTTTTTTACCCATTCGAGTAATAAAGTGATGTATATTTCCCTTTCCCACGGTATCATATTCTCTAGTTCAGTCAAACTATATTGATAATTCTGCATCAATGCAAAGTTTGTTTGATAATAATTAACTAAACTATCATGCGAAAGGTTTAAGAAAAAAAATCAGTAATACCTTGTAAATCTCTATCGTTTTCGTGACCACAATTTTTGCATTTAAATTGTATATTTTTTCTTAATATTGGCATCTGTTGAACAAAATCAGTTATTCTTTTAAACTGTTCTCCATTCATAGACTCAATAAAAGTATTCAACTCTTCTTTTCCAACATCTGCGACATCAATTCTTTCATCTTCTGTCACAACTGCATCGATACAACTGTTTACAATATCATAAGTCATTGCAGTTTCAGTCAAACCTTCTTTCATGTCATAAAGTACTTCATAAGAAGGAAATTTAAGTTCTACTGAAACTTCTTTTGTTATTTCAACTCTTTTGACAATGTCTTCGGGCATTTCAACTTCTGCAGTACCTAAGTCTACTGCTATTTCGTTTTCAGTATCACACTCTTCACATTTTACATTTACCTTTGCAGATTCACCTACAGATTTACTTCTAATTTGAGTAAACATGTATTCGATATCAAAGGTTGCAAGTTTGGAAGGGTCTAAAGGTTCTGAAATACATGCAAGAATGGTATCAACCATTGCTTTCATTGCAGTTTTATTGTCATTAGACTCAAATGCAAGAAGAAGTATCTTCTCTTCTTTTACAAGATATGGACGAAAATTTATTTTTTGTCCAGTTGACGGGATTGTCAACTCGTGCGAAGGTGTCGCATTTATCTTTGGTAAAACATTATTCATAATATTACTCCTATTATAATGTAATTCTATTTAGTCAGAAACTAAGTGAGTCTGGAAATATATCATTTAATCCAGTCTTCTCCATAACTTTATCTAATAGTTTATCTTTTATATTACCTTCAACTATAGTAAAGTCTTTATATGACAGTTGGACGGTTATTTCAACTAAACCATCTTGTTCGTTTGATAAAGGTATTTCATTCAAAGTAGTGGGGTATGCTTCATTAAGTCTTACAGAATAGTTTACACCTTCTGCTAAAGTTGTTAAATCTTGTCGTCCAACTAAACCTAAATCAAAAGTACCATTTTGAAAATCTATTGGGCCAACACTTGGTAATTTTTCTGCAATTGGACTTGGTAATTTTTGGTCAAATATACTTTCTGGCCCAAATAGTGGAGATTTTGCATTCTTTTCTAACTGTTGTATCACTACTGGTTTGGTATATTCTTTGTAATATCCTAATTCTAAACTACTAGGATTCAATGCAGCTGCTTGCCATGTATCAAAATATTTTCTTGCTTTAAAGTCATTCAGTCCAATAAAGGTCATAGAGACATCTGCAAATGCATGTCCATTTGCAATTTTTCTATTTGTTGCACCGAGTGGATAATCTGTAGACATTATTTGTTTTCCAGGCAAAGTAACACTTTTACAAAGTAAATCTAAACTTCTTGCGGACGCACCACCTACTGGTGGTAAAAATACTCTAAATCGGTTTGCAAGTGCAAGACCATCACCACCCGTTATTTCTGATTTTAAATCGTCTATTCTAGCCATTTATTTTTTTCCTACTGTCTGAGTATATTTTCTGTTTCGATGCTTTTTCAAATATTGCGGTTGGTAAAAAGGTTGCAATCTCCCATTCAGGTGCTTTTACTTCTGCAAACTTACTTTTTACATGTGCAGTCAAATAGTGTTTAATACAAGGTTTATAAAATTCTAAAGAACTTGTTCCCGCAAGTAATCTTGTAGTTATTTTAAATTTTGCGTCATCACTCTTTGTACTTGTCACATTATCCATTAGTGCATCAAGGAACTGAGCACGAAGTATTGGTGGTAAGTAGTGTAAGTTCATTCCAAGAAAACCACCTTTTGCGGGTTTGATTATAATTGATAATGGAAACCTATCGTAATAAGGTAGAGTTTCTTTATGTTTTGGGTCATAGTAAAACATTTGCATAGAACCTATAATTCTACGACTACTTCTTGTTAATGGGTCTTCTTGCATTAAGTTTTCACGATTAATACCACGCATAGTCTTTGCTTTATCCATAAACCATGCTCTACTCTCAGCTGTTCTTGGAGTAATCTGATTTCTAAAAGCCGCAAGTTCTAACTTCTGGAATATATTTGACATACTTCTATTTATACTTATTTTTTTCTTTTTGTAAAAGGTTTTAAGGGTTTCATAGATTTTGGTAGAATACCCATAGACTCTAAAGTTTTTTCCGTCCAGATTTGAAACTCATATCCATTGTCCTTTGCAAACTCATTAGCTGCATCCCATTTATTCATATTCTTAACATAGGTTGCAGCCTCGTTTATAAAGGTCTTAGTTTTTCTACTTCCCTTTCTAGGTGGTTTAGTCTGAGAGTCAGGTTTTATCTCTACTAAGATAGTATTACCTTCTTTAAATGTTATTTTCAAATCAAGAAAATATCGATGATATCTTTTGTCTACTTCATAAAAATACGGAACAACAACTTCTTCGGAACTCCACGATTGTACCTTTGGATTATCATCGCACCAACGGAAACAATTACGTTCCCATAGAGAACGAAAGATGACTGTTGTGTAGTCACCTTTATACTTTTTTATATTTTTTACTTTATATCTTCCTTTGTATGTCTTCATTTGTGTATAAATAGAACATAAGAACTATTTAGTAGGAAAATACATGGTTGATAAAGCAAAGAAATTTGAACCCCCTAGAAAAGGCAGTAGAGACGCTGGTGCATTAAAACGATTGGATTTAAAATATCCTTTAGATGATACTGACTACAAAGGTAGGTTAGTTTTCGAACTACTAGAAGAAGAATCTGACAATAAATTAGTTCAAGATGCAACCCGACAAGCAACAATCAAGTCACATCAAGATGGTATAGAAGGAATTAATGCTTCTAAAGAAAGAGTAAAAACTAAGCTTGCAGCTGAACGGGCAGGAGAAATAGAACTTAAGGGTATAAGTTCACAAGATTATCAAGCACAGGGTAGACGTATAATGGCCTTCCAAGACGAAGTTATAAGTGAAGTTTCTGATAGAATAAGTTTTCTCGAAGGTGGTGGTTATGATGACCAAACACAGAAATTAGGGCCTAACTTCGATGGAGAAATTACTATACCCCCAACTTTAGACCAGAAGGTATCAATATATTTACCAATGGCACTTAACTTTAGAGATAATGTTTCATACGAAAATACTGACTTAGGAACATTAGGTGCAGCTGCTGAAGGTGGTTTAAATCAACCAGATAGAGGTATTTTAACAGGTATAATGGAAGGAGCGGGTGGTACACTTGCATCTGTATTTAAAAGTGGTTCAGACCTTGGAACTTTAGCTGCATTACAATTAAATGTCACTAATAAAGTTCTTGGAGAAGGAGTTAAAGCAGCTGCAAGACAAGCCGCTGGTGTGACCCTAAACCCAAACACTCGTTCATTATTTAAAAGTGTTGCAATTCGTGAATTTGCATTTCAATTTAAATTTATTGCAAAATCTAAACAAGAAGCAGATGAGGTCAGAAAAATAGTTAAGTTTTTTAGAACCGAACTATATCCTGAGTCAATAACTGTTGATGTTGGAGATACTAAAGTTGCGATAGGTTATAAATTTCCAAGAAAATTTGTTTTAACTCCAATGTATAACAATCAACCAATTACAGATACTAGAATACTTCCTTGTTATTTAAGGGATGTAAGTGTGGTATATAATCCAACTAATCAGATAATGCACGGTGGTGATGACCCCCACTTTACTGAAATAGATATGTCACTTGCATTTACTGAGACAAGAACCTTAACAAGAGAAGAAATAGATATGGACGGGGGATACTAATGGCATCTGGTAATTACTTTAAAAATTTTCAATATACTGAATATAAGTTTGGTGATAATACTGATAACTATGATTTATTTAAAGATTTAACTCAATATGTAGATTTAATTGACCAGATAAAAAATAACATTTCTTTTACTGAAAAATATCAAATATTATCTGGAGATAGACCTGATATAGTATCGCATAAACTTTATGGTACTATGGATTACTACTGGACATTTTATCTAATGAATGACCATTTGAAACTAAGTGGATGGCCACTAAACAATGAAGAAATACTTACTCAAGTAAAATCAAAATATCCGAATCGTGTTTTAACAACAACATCTGAAATAGGTGCATTGTTTCCAGTGGGTCAGATAATTGAAGGACAATCTTCAAGTTCAATTGGTAAAATTGTAAAAAGAAATTTAGATTTAGGACAACTATTTGTAGAATTAACAACGGGTACTAAATTTACTGGGGGAGAAACTATATCTTATGTAGATACTGGTGCAACGGGTAGTCCGACCCGAACTCTTACAATAACTAGTGAAACTGAACAATACAATGCGGTACATCATTATGAAGATAATGGTTTATCAGTAGATATTGACCCATTTAGTGGGCCAGGTGCAAGTTTAACTCCTATAACTTATCGTGATAGACTCGAAAGTAGAAACGATGAGTTAAGAGAAATGGTAGTAATTAATCCAGATAATATAGTTTCGGTTGTGTCAGAATTTCAAAAATTCTTAACACAAACTAATTCATAATGATATGTCACAACAACCTAGTCAGTTTCAAATAACAAAAGCTTCATTTACCGCAGATAGGATTGGTGGATTTGAAACTACTTTTTTTGATATAAAAAATCAAATCGTTGAAATAAACATATATGAAAGTATTTACAATCTTGCATTAACTGGTAATATTACTGTAGTAGATGACAAAGCATTATATGATGAAGTAAATTTTCAAGGAAACGAAAGATTAAGATTAGAACTATCGGGTGCAACTGTTAATGCAGAACCCCTTATGGATAAAACTTTTATTATGACTGGTATTGAAACCGAAGACAGAGCAGGAGATAAACAATCAGTTTATACTTTTAGTTTACTTGAAGAACATGCATTTATTTCATCTGCAGAAAAATTAAGAAACTCTTACCGAGGAACAATTAGTCAGATGGTTTCAAATATTGCATTATCACAATTAAAAAAAAGTGTTGACGCATCATATACGGGTGGAATTGATTCAATACAAACTGCAATGCGAGTTATTATTCCTAACTTAAATCCTATAAAAGCAATTAAATGGTTAATGAGTCGTGCGACTACGAATACTGGTTCACCTTTTTTTCTATGGGCGTCTTTACATGATGATAATTTAAGATTCGGTAATCTAGATACTATGTATACTCAAGAACCTTGGAATCAAAGTTTACCTTATACCTATAATCCCGCAAATACTAATGTCGCAGAAGGATTAAGTGAGTTGGAACAAGGATTCACAATCTCTACTATATTTCCTGGCGAGTCTGGTAATTTACTCAGATTATTAAGGAATGGTAATATTGGTGCAAATCAAGAAACAACAAATTTAAATACTGGACAAATAGAAAGAAGACATTTTGATGTATTGGAGACTTTAACTAATTTATCTAACGCAGAAGTAATTGATATGACCAAACAAAATGTTTATGATGATGAATTTTTATTAAAAAATAAACCTCTTGCACTTTTTGATGCAATGAATATTCACTCGGTAGTTTCTACGGGAACATATGGTGACTATAAATCTTATCATGATGAGTTTGATAAATCATTACTTACGAAAAAATTAGAGTCAAGTGTTATAAAAAATCTTTTATTAAAGAATACTATGAGTGTTGCAGTTCCAGGCACTGCATTCTTTTTAGGTAAAGCAACAGTTGGGGATACGGTAAACTTAAAAGTAGTAAACTCAAACATAGAAGTTGGAAATCAATCAAGTGAAGATGATTTACTTGATAAGAAAAAATCTGGAAAACATTTAATCTTAGAATTAAGACATACTTTTGTTGGAGAAAAACATAAAGTGTTAATGCAAGTTGCAAAATTAGAAGCAGAACGATGAACCAAAACGAATATATTCCTTTACCTTACGAATATTATGGAGATAATGTTCGTTGGTTTATTGCAACTGTTATAGATGCAAGTCCACCTTTAGGTTTTGAAGGTCGTGTGAAGATAAGAATTCACGGTTTACATAGTCACGAGACATACTTATTACCACAACAAGACTTACCATGGGCGCAATGTGTTCTCCCAACTACAGAAGGTGGTATATCTGGTATAGGTAAATCCCCTAAACTTCAATCTAATTCTTTAGTTTTTGGGATGTTTATGGATGGTAAACACTCACAAACTCCAATAATTCTAGGTTCTTTACCACACATAGAATTACCTACTTTAACTCAAACAGAACAAGACCAAGAAGATATTGGGGATGATAGTAAACCAGAAAATTTATTTAGTACTTTAGTTAACTTTATAAAACCTAGAGATATAGGAATTGATAATTCTAATGACCGAAAAATAATTACTGAAAAGGTTAGAACTCAAAGACTAAAAACTGCAGTTCGATTCTTTTTGAATTTAGGTTATACCGAAAAACAATCTATCACTTTAACTGCGGGTCTGTTTATTACCAGTAAACTCGTAACAAATACCGAGGGTGAACGTAAAGGTATTGGTGGTTTTACAAGTAGTCGTTTTGTAGATTTAGTTAACTTTTCACCTTCTTTTAAAAATTTTGATACCCAATTAGAATTTGTTGCATACGAATTAAGAGGTAAAAAAGCAAATGCAAATATATTGTTATTACAATCTGATAATATAGAAGGTAAAGATAACCTTGCGGAGATTGTGACTAAATACTATTTAGAAAATACTCAATCTGGTTTTAAAGATGAGGTTGAAGGAAAGGCAATAGAAATATTAGAGAGTATCGGTGAGTAAAAATTTAAAAACAAATATCAACGCAAAATTAAAATCTTTAAATCGTCAAGATGCGGAACAAAAGTATCAAACCGATACTAAAGTTAAATCCGTAGAAAATACTCGTGCAAAATTAGATACAATTATTGGTCGAGACGATAAAACTACATCTGGTATTGAATCTCTTGAAGTAGTACAAAATTCTGCGGGTGATGTTATTCAAGGTGAAGGTGTTGCACTGATAACAGATGCAGCTGGTATTACTGGACAATTAGACCCTAAATCAAAAACTTTACCTTATTCTACTTCAAATGTCGTACTTAATTATACAAGTGCAGATTCAGGATATGATTCTGCGGGGTTTACCGTAAGTGCATCAAAAACTGGGGGAGAGACACCCCAAGCATTATCTGCAATACTCGGTTCAATAACTGGTTTACCTACACCAAAATTAGAACTTCCAAAGTCTCCTTTAAATATGGTTGCATCTGGAAGTCCAGCAGGAATAAGTGATGCATTAGGTAAAGCAAAATCACTTGCAAGTGGAAAGGGAGCTGCAGTTCAGGCAGGATTGAGTGGTGCTTTAGATGCAAGTGAATTATCAGAAGTTGCAGATGTTATTCCAGATATAAACATTCCAGGCATTGGTGGTCTTGGAGATAAATTAGGGGGTGCAATCTCAGGAGTTCCCGCACTAAAAACTTTAGATGACCCGTTAGATGATTTAGGTAATGTAAAAAATATTACGGGAATTGAAGCACTTGAAGCTAAAACAAAAATTAAAAAACTCAGTTTATCGGGTATTCCAAGTATGGATAAGTTGGATAAACTAGGAGATTTAAAAGGGGATGTTTCAAAACTATCTTCAGCTGCAAGTGGTTTTACTGCAGATTTAACAAGTAAAATAGATGTTGGACTTGGGGGTAATTTACAAAACATTACCGAAGGTATAACAGCAAATACTAAAAATACTGTAATTGGTATGGCAGATGGAAATGCATTTTCAGGAAATAAAATAAAAGATATTACTAAAAATATTACCGAAGGTACTGATTTAGGTGATGCAAAAGCAGTTAAGGCGGTCACTGGAAATGCAAACATATCAGAATCTATGAAAAGTGTAGTTGAAAACGTACCAACTGGAACTAACCCAGATGACTTTAAATCAGAGGTAGAAAGAGTTGCAAAGGAAGAAGGTGTTCCAAGTGATGAAATTGATAACGCAACTGGAGTAATTGATAGAGCAGATGATGAGATTAAAAAATTAAACCCAACGATTGCGGGTCAAATGGTGTTAGATGCACAATTTTATGACCCCCCTAAACCAATTGGGGAAGAGATATCTAAATGGTCTGGTAGAAGTAGTGGAGACGATGTATTTACTTATGTATCGTCAGTAGAAGAACTTAATGCAGAAATTCAATCTATCTCAAGACCAATAAGTGAAATTGTTATTCATGCGACTGAAACTACAACCGATAGAGATATTGGTTCTATTGAAATAAATAATATGCAAAATAAATTAGGACATGACGGTATTGGGTATCATTATGTAATAAGAAGAGACGGTAGATTACAACGAGGTCGTCCAGCAGACAGAATAGGTGACCACACTTCCGTCAATAATCATAACAATTTTTCAATTGGAATTGCATTAGTTGGTGGTATTAATGTTGCAACTGGAGAAGTAGAACCACTTGCGAATAGGTCTGCATCTTCGTTTACTAGAGAACAATACACTACTTTAGAGAGGTTTTTAGAGGCATTTTATAGTAAGTATCCAGGCGGAAATGTTTTTGGTCACAACGACTTAGATGTGAATGAAATAGACCCTTACTTTGATGTGCAAGACTATGTTGAAAAAGTATTTAGAAAATCAACAAATAAAATTGTTGACCCACTTTCAGAAAGTCCAGTAGACCCAACAGATACATCGGTGAACAAATGATATACAAAAATAAATATGGTAAAGTAGACTTGTTATCAAAACAATTTTTACAATCATTAAAATCAGACAAGGGTGTGATTGGTGCGAAGTTATCAGGTGGTTCTGATACTGCACTTTTATTATATTTACTTGCAAAAGAGATACAAGAAAGAAATTTAAACTTCTCTATTTTACCCTATACATTTTTAGATAAACCAGATAGAAACATAGTTGCACAAATGATAATTGATGAAGTTAAAAGTAATTTTCCCAAAGTATCTTTTGAAGACCACGTCTACACTAAACTAACAATACCTTATAGAGATGTATGGAATGAATATGCAGTAAAATTATCTGAGGAATATAATATTGTATTTTTTACAAATGCAGTCAATAGACCACCACCGATAGAAATACTATCAAATAAAGAACTAGGTAAAATGGTTGCATCTGAAAAGGCACTTAGAAATTATAATACTAAAGATTTAGAATATTTAGGTATCTATGATACACCAGAATACAAACCATTTGAACATGTAGATAAAAGATTTACCGCACAAGTTTACAAAGATTTATTTTTACTAGAAACTTTATTTCCATTAACTCGTTCATGTCTAAATAAAGATACGGAAAAAACTGATTATCATGAAAAACCTTGCGGAGAATGTTATTGGTGCGAAGAAAAATTTTGGGCATTTGGTCAGTACGATGCAATAGGATATTAAATGACAACTAAAAAAGATAACTTTTTAATAAGAACACAAAAACTAGGTACTGGAGTAGAAGAATCTCTTGGTGTACCCAAAGATGGTTTTCAAGACCCCACGGGTGAGTTTCCAAAACGAGATTATAATTATGGTTCTGGTATAAACAAAGCATCAAGAGGAACTAAAATTAATAAACTCTACACTGGTGGTGGAGATATTGGAGTATCTTTAAATATAGAAGACCAAAGACCTTCGGAGTTTCCTTTTAACCAAGTAGATGAAACCATATCAGGTCATGTTGTCGAATATGATGACACCCCAGGCGGAGAAAGAATACTAATTAGACATCGAACTGGTGCGGGTGTAGAAATGCGAGCAGACGGAAGTGTGATTGTTTCTTCTACAAATAACAAGGTTGAAGTGACTGGTGGAGACCAAACAGTTATTGTTGAAGGTACTGGTAATCTAGTATACAAAGGTAATATGAATTTAACCGTGACTGGAGACTATAATGTTGATGTTGGGGGTAATTACAATGTAAATGTTGCGGGTAATCATATTATGGGTATTCGTGATAACCATCGTACTTTTGTTTCAAACAATTCAGAATATGTGACTAAAGGAACTAAATCTACCAAGACTATTGGAAAACATTCAGATATTATGTTATCAGATAATAATCAATTTGTCAAGGGTACTCAGAAAAACTGGGTACAAGGTGAAGTCGAAATGAATTCAGAAAAAGGTATATTAATAACTGGTAAAGAGTCAATTGCAGCTACATCAAAAGCAACAAACATAACTGGTAGTGAAAAGTTATCAGTTCTTGGTACTGCGGGGGATATCGGGGGTAAAGCAATCAATTTCACTGGTAAAGTATATCAAGGTAATGCAGGCCCTAAACCATATGCTAGTGATGCGGCTTTCTTTGGTTCATTCTTTGGACAATCAACATCTGCAATGTTTTCTCGATTTGCATGGAAAGCTGAAAAGTCTAAGTTTGCAGAAACCTCGGGTGTTACTGAGTCACAAAACTATGGTGCAGATTTAACAAGTAGTGGTGGAAGTGTACCAACTGGTGGTGCGCCTGAAACTATTAATCAACAACAAGATTTATCTGGTGCGCCTTGGAGTGGTTCTTTCGAAGAGTGGCCAGTACCAGAAGTTGTGACCGCACTTGCAAACAACGGAGAGTTTGCGATTCGTGATGTAGTAATTGATGAAGGAGATAAACTAAAAGATATTCTTGACCTGACAGATGATTACAAAGGTATCTTTAATAAACATCCAAGTACACAAGAGATTCGTTCTGCAATGCGTAGTTCAGGTAATCGAGATACTTTACTTGGTCAATTGATGAGTGAAGAAAGAGTTGGGGATAAGTCTTTTACTGCAAATCCACCCGCAATTGGTAGAAGTGTTGGTAAAACTCCAACATCTAGATTTGGATATACCCCAATTGGTAATGCAATTGAGAATAGAGGAAAGAGGTTCACACCAAAATGATGATATTAGTTGACCCAGTATTTAATCCTAACTTTGCGGGACAGATAAGTTCTGCAACTAAACTTGGGCCAGGGATTACTATTGCAAAGTTTTTAGGTGCATATGGAGATAGAACACCTTTTAGTTTTGTTGGTGATGAAAAAACTAGATTATCTATTGCAAGACAGTTATATTTACAGTCTGAAATGATGCGAGTAATTCAAGGTAATATTGAATTGTTTAATGATGTTCGTTTAATTGTTAGTGAAGGTATCTATCGTGCAGGCCCAACAGAAACTTTATCGGGTGATTGTGAAAAGAAAAACAAGGGACAATTAATTTATTACCAAGTAATCAATCAAAATGGAAATATTGATTTCGAAAAAACATTTGAGATTGCAGAATACTGGAAAGATTACACAACTTATGAAAAAATTATATTAGATTATGATACCTATAATCCAGATGGAACACTAACTGCACAAATAGGGGTTGAAATGCCTGTAGTTGGAGAAACCTTTGATGCAAACTTTAGTAAGAATGTGGAAACAGTATATAACAATGTTTTACAAAGTGCAAATGAATTAGTAGAGATTCGAGAAAAATAGTATAAATAGAAGTATGGTTAGATACGCATATTCAAGAGAAGACCAAGGGGATTTAAATACTTCCACGGTGAAGTCTGCACGAAATAGAGAACACATTGATATTGATTTGAATTTTTCTGCAAAAAGTACTTCGGGAGATATATTTAAAAAAACTGAACAGGCTGCAGTAAAACAGGCAATTAAAAATTTACTAATGACTAATAGATTAGAAAAACCCTTTGAAGCAAAATTTGGTGCAGATATTACGGGTATGTTATTTGAACTTGCGGACGGAGAAAGTGACCACTTTTTAAAAAAAGATATTGTTTCTACCATACAAATATTTGAACCTAGAATTCAAGTATTAAGTTTAGATGTGCAAGTAGACCCAGACTATAATAGGTTGGGTGTAAAATTAGAATTTAAAATAAGGAATACCAATGAGGTTGCAGAATTTTCTACGACTTTAAGGAGATTAAGATAACATGGCAACTACAATTCAATCCACTTCATTAGACTTTACTGCGATTAAAAATAATCTAAAGACTAGTCTAAGTCAATCAACAGAGTTTAGTGATTATAATTTTGAAGCATCTGGACTATCAAACATACTTGATGTTCTTGCAACAAACACACACTTTAACGGACTTATCGCTAACTTTGCATTGAATGAGTCTTATCTTGGAACTGCACAACTGCGTAGTTCTTTAGTATCTCTTGCAGAAGGTATTGGATATATTCCCGATTCAGTTAATTGTTCTCGTGCAATTGTTAATTTAACAACAAGTCTTGCGGGTGTTTCTGGTCGTCCAAATAAAATAACCATTCCAAGTGGATATGCTTTTAATACTACAGTAGATGGAATTGCATATACTTTTCAGACTCAAGAAGATATTTCTGCAACAGATGATGGAAATGGTAGTTATACTTTTAAAACTGTAGATAATAGTGCAGATATAATAATTTACGAAGGAACACAGAAAACAAAAACTTTTTTAATTACTGGTGCAACAGAAAACTTTGCATATGTTATTCCAGATGAAAGTATGGATATCGATACTGCAGTTGTAAGAAGTTTTGAAACTCCATCCTCTACTTCTGGTACATCTTATACTGACTTGAGAAAAGCAACTAACATATCTGCAACTTCTACACTTTATATATTAAAAGAAACCCCAAAAGGAGACTTTGAACTTACTTTTGGTAATGGAACAGTCCTTGGTGTATCACCAGTTGCGGGTAATAAAGTGACTGTTGATTACTTATCGTGTGCGGGTCTAGGTTCAAACGGTGGTAAAACCTTTACTCCTACGTCACAAATAACTGTTGGTGGTGCTAATTACACAGTGATTTCTACAACAGTGTCTAATTCTTATGGTGGGTCACCGAAAGAAACTACGGCATCTATTAGAAGTACTGCACCATTTCAATATGCAACACAGAATAGAATGGTTACTGCAGAAGATTATGCGACACTAGTACAAAGAAACTTCGGGTCATTATTAAGTGATATTTCATCCTTCGGTGGTGAAGATGCACTTAAACCAGAATTTGGTGTAATCTTTTTATCTTTATTATTTACTGATGCAGTAGAAAACGATGCAGCTTCAGGTGAAACAATTAAACAAACAACTAAAAATGGTATTATTTCCCTTGCAAAAGATTTATCGGTTGCATCTTTTGATATTAAATTTACTGACCCAGTACAATCATTTGTAGAAACTTCTGTATTTTTTCAATTTAATCCAAACTTAACAACTTTAGCAGAAAATACAATTAAAAACCAAGTACAAGATGTTATAACTAATTATTTTGATGCAAACACTGGTAAATTTAAACAATCATTTAGACGAAGTAATTTATTAACACTGATTGATGCAGTAAGTCCATCAATCTTATCTTCTCGATGCACTGTCGCAATGCAACAAAGAATTACCCCAACTTTAACTGCAATATCTGATTATACTTTAAGAATGCCTCAAGCACTTGCAACTCAAGATGATGTAAATAGAATTGTAACATCAACTGCATTTACTTTTCAAAATAAAAACTGTATTATAAGAAACCGTTTAAATTCGAATATACTTGAAGTGTTTGATACAACTAGTAATGTCATTGTTGTTGATAATGTAGGGTCATATACGGGTGATACTATTAGTTTAATAGGGTTACAAGTAGATGCAATACCAAGTGGTGAAGGTTTTGTAAAAGTAACTGCAACTCCTGAAAATCAATCTTTTATTACACCTTTTAGACAAGACGTAATAAAACATGACTTAGGAAGGTCATTGGTATCAGTGGTTGAAGTATCAACAGATGTATTAAATTAAAATGACACATAAATCAGACGATACTCTAAGGGATGATGGTAGAAGAGAAATTGCTCTAACTACTGGTTTGGAAGTAAAGAAAAATCTTCCTGAGTATTTTAAAACTGATTACCCAAAAATAACTTCATTTCTAGAAGAATATTATCACTTTGAAGACAGTGATGTCTCTCCAAGTAGATTGGTTAATGATTTATTTTATAGTCGTGATATTAACCAAGTCGATACTTCTATGTTAAATTACATTGAAGATGAATTACTATTAGGACAGTCTTATTTTGAAGGGTTTGTTGATAAAAGAACTGCAGCTAAATTTTCTAATAATCTATATCGTTCAAAAGGTACAAAGTATTCAATCCAACAATTTTTTCGTATGTTTTTTGGAGTTGATGTTGACATCGAATATACGAAAGAACAAGTTTTTAAGATTGGAGAAGTGGGAAGTGAAATAGGTACAGAATCAATAAGGTTTTTAACAAATGCAGAATTGTTTCAACAATTTGCAATTAAAATAGTTAGTGAATTACCTATTGCAAAATGGCAACGACCTTATAAGTTATTTGTCCATCCAGCAGGAATGTTTGTGGGTTCAGAAGTAAGACTGGAAGGTACAGTAGAGAATTTTTTACTTGCACCAGATAGTCTTATTGACTCAGATGTAGGAACAATTGATGTAGTGGGTTCAACTGCATTTAACTTTGATAATGTTATACAATTCGCACCAGAAATAACTGGTATTTCAAGAGATAGTGGTGACAGTGACGGAGTATTCAAAAGAGTTATTATTGATGATAATTTACTTACATCTATTCAAACTACTAGTATTGTTGATATTTCAAAACAATATGAGTCATTAAGAGCTGCAGAATTAAGAACCAGTCCGACATTTGATGCAGATTCTACTGGACTTTCAACTACTGTAAACATAGACTTTAGTAATGCATTTACTTCGGAAACCTTTGACCAAGAGAAATTTGAGTTCTTTAGTGCAGATAGTGATATTTATTTCAGTAAATTAGATTCTGCGGAACATTTAAGTTAATAACTTGTATAAATAGGAACATAGGAAATATAAAACATGGCAAAATCAGTAATCGCAAACGGAACAACCGCAAATGACGGAACGGGTGATACTCTTCGTTCAGCTGCAACGAAGATAAATTCTAATTTTTCAGAAATCTATACTATGTTAGGTGGTGATTCCACTGCACTAACATCTAAAATATCTTTGGGTGACGGTAATGTCACCTTTGAAGGTGCGACTGCAGACTCACATGAGACTACTTTAATTTTTACTGACCCGACTGTAGATAGACAAATAGTATTTCCGAATGCAAGTGGTAATATCTTATTAGACTCAAGTACTAATACACTAACCAATAAAACTCTTACAAGTCCCGTATTGACTACACCACAGATAAACGATACGAGTGCAAACCACCAATATGTGGTTGCAGTATCAGAACTTGCAGCTGATAGAACAGTCACATTACCTTTATTGACTGGTGCAGATGAATTTACTTTCAATGCACATGCACAAACATTAACGAACAAAACTTTAACCACTCCAACAATAAATGCTCCTACTATCACGGGTTTGTCTGGTGGTGGTATTTTAAAAGACTCTGCGGGTAATGAAGTATTAGAATTAACTAAGACTGCGAGTGCAGTTAATCATGTCAACATAACAAACAATGCAACAAATAATAATCCAAAAATAAGTGCAAAAGGAACGGACACTAATGTTGACATAGAGATAGAAGGACAAGGAACTGGGGGTATTTTATTAAATAGTCCTGAAATATTAAAACAAGAAACTGTAAGTGGTAATGGTGCATTATCGGTAGTATTACCATATAGTGAAATAACTAAAGGAACTGCGGGTGCATATTCACTTGCAGATGGTGTTGTTGGACAAGTTAAATACATTAGTGTAAGTGGTGCTGGTACTGCAACAATCACTCCCGCAAATTTTGGTGCGGGAACTACTTTAGCATTGCAACAAAATGAAACTGGAACTTTAGTTTTTGACGGAACAAACTGGCAAGTACTTGCAACATATGGAGGCGCAGTAGCGTAATAAAAAATGGCAGCGATTATAACAGACCCACTTAAGAATTTAGTCGTAGACTTACTTAAATTAAACGATAGTGATGCATCAAATAAATACTATGCAGCTATTGGTCGTTCTGAAACATGGAACGATTCGGATTTATCTCCGACTCCACTAAGAACAAAATCAGAAGAAAATGATTTTAGAAACTCTATGCAATCTATGAAATTAATTAATGATGTTTCTTTAGTAATTCCTAGATATAACTGGTCAACTGGTACATTTTATTCTGCATATGATGACACTCAAGTCGGTTATCCATCTACTTCTTATTATGTAATAAATTCAAACCAACAAGTATACATGGTAATTCGTTCTGCTAAATCTGCAACGGGTACTGCAGTTGCATCTACAGTAGAACCTACTGGGGGAACTACGGGTACTCCTTTCTTAACTACTGATGGTTATGTTTGGAAGTTTATGTATACTGTTAGTTCAACAAGTGCAAACAAGTTTCAATCTGCAAACTTTTTACCAATACAAATTATTACTGGAACTGACTCAAACTCACCAGTATCAGATGTTGAACAACTTGCAGTTCAAAATGCAGCTGTTCATGGACAGATAATTGGATATGGTATTGACTCTGCGGGTGCGGGATATGGTTCTACACCAACTTTAACAATAAAAGGAAATGGTTCAAATGCAGCTGCAACTGCAACAATATCTGGTGGACAAGTAGTTAAAGTAGAAGTTGCAGATAGTTCAGATGCAACACTTAAGATTGCAAACTTTGGTAGTGGTTATGATTACGCAAATGTTGAAGTTACTGGTGGGGGAACTCCAAGTAAACCCGCAAAAATTAGAACTATTCTTGCAGCTCAAGGTGGGTTAGGTAATGACCCTACTCTTGACTTAAAAGCAACTGCAATTATGTTTAATGCAAAACCTGCTGGAACGGAAACACTTGACTTTGTAATCGGACAAGACTTTAGACAAGTAGGATTAATAAAAAATCCACAAGTAGATTCTGCGGGACACGGTGGTAATGGAGTTTCTACTGCATTTACAGCATCAACTGGTCGTGCATTAAAAGCGCTAAACTTCTCTGCAGTAAATACTGACTTCTCAGAAGACAAAACCATATTAGGTGCAACTTCTGGTGCAAAAGCATTTATTGATAAAGACTCTGGAAACTCAGTATTCTACCACCAAAATGACGATACTGGATTTAGGTCTTTCCAAGCAGGTGAAACTGTAAACGAAACGGACGGAACTGGTACGGGTGTATTAGATAGTGCGGGTGCATTTGAAACTGCATTTGAAGTAAACCCACATACGGGTGAAATAATGTATATTGACAATCGTTCTGCGGTTACCCGTTCTGCAGACCAAACAGAAGATATTAAAATTGTAATTCAGGTATAATAAAATGGCAACTAACTTTACTAAAAATAGTTTCGAAACCACATATAAAGATGATTTTCTAGATAGTGATAATTATCATAGAATATTATTTAACTCTGGTCGTGCATTGCAGGCAAGAGAACTTACGCAGATGCAAACTATTATTCAAGAAGAGGTTGCAAGATTTGGTCGTAATATATTTAAAGATGGTGCAGCTGTAAACCCAGGCGGGCCTACTGTAAACAATTCTTTTGAATTTGTCAAGTTAAATACAACAACAAATACATTACCAACAGATACTTCAACTTTGATTGGATTAGAATTTACGGGTGCAACTTCAAGTATAAAAGCAAGAGTCGTAAGAGTCGAAGTTGCAGCTGATAGTGACCCCGCAACAATATATGTGCAATACACTGATACTGATACAAGTGGTGAAGCAGGAACAACTCCAGTAAGATTTACTGCGGGTGAAAATATTACTTCGGGTGCAACTACCCTAACTGTACAAACAACAAACACTGTTGCAAACCCAGCGACTGGACAAGGTACACTTATAAACAATTCGGGTGGAGACTTCTTTGTAAGAGGACATTTTGTTTTTGCGAAACCACAATCCTTATTAATTTCTAAATATTCTAAATATCCAGATGCAATAATTGGATTTACTGTAAAAGAAGATATCGTCACAACTGCAGATGATACTGCATTGTTTGATAATCAAGGTGCAACTCCAAATACTACATCGCCTGGAGCAGACCGATACAGAATTCAATTAACTCTTGCAAACAAAACTACGGTATCTGCGTCCGATAACTTTGTATTTTATTGTGAAGTAGTTCGAGGTGAAATAATAGAACAAGTCACGGGTTCAAATCAATACAATAAAATAAACGATGTTCTTGCGTTAAGAACAAAAGAAGAATCTGGTAATTACATTGTAAATCCATTTAGAGTTTCTTATGAAGAAGACTCTGCGGGGGGAAGTACATCTAATTTAATTGCAAATGTTTCAAAAGGAACTGCATATATTAATGGATATAGGTTTAATACTGCAAATCCAACAAAACTTGTTGTTCCGAAACCAAGAACAACAACTACAATTAATAATGATGTAGTAGGTGTTAACTATGGTTCATTTGTACTCGTACCAAATATACTTGGTAATCTAGGTATTGCATCCTTTGGTTTAGTTAATTTAAGAGACGCAGTTGCACATGGTGGTTCTACAGTTGGAACTGCAAGAGTAAGAGCAATACAAGAAGATGGTGCAAACTATAAAGTTTATTTATTTGATATTAATATGTCTTCGGGTTCATTCCGTGATGTTAAATCTTTAGGTACAAGCACTACAGACTTCGCAAATATAATTTTAGAAAGTAGTAAGGCAGTATTGAAAAACTCAGTAGAACAATCATTAGTTTTCCCGACATCTAGACCGAGACCTAAAAACTTAAGTGATATCTCACTTGAAGTACAAAGAATGTTTACGGGTACTGCAAATGGTAGTGGTCAATTAACATTAAGTTTATCTACAACTGGAGAAACTTTTGTAAACACTTCGGACTGGTTAGTCACAATTGACTCATCTGGTCTTACTGACTCTGATGCATCTTTTGGTTCAGTTGGAAGTAATTCAATGACAATTAGTAATTTACCCGCATCAGGTAATACTGCAGTATCAGTATACGCAAAGGTAAATAAATCTATTGGACAGTCTAGAACAAAAACCTTGACAGAAGAAACAACTACTGGTACAATAGTTACCGAAGGTGGAATATCTTTCTTAAAATTACCAAGAGCAGATATCTTTGAAGTCCTATCAATGAAACAAACTGATTCAAATGGTGCGGATTTATCTGCAAAATTTGAAGTTGATAACGGACAAAGAACAAACTATTATCAAAATGGTAGATTGGTTGTAAGAAAAAATACTTCTGCACCAAGTGGTACAATTTTTACTCGTTATAAGTTTTTCTCACACGGTGCGACTGGAGACTTTTTCTCTGTTAACTCATATACTGGTCAGGTTAATTATGAAAACATACCAGACTTAACAATTAGTTCAAGAAAATCTGTAAATTTAAGAGACGTAATTGACTTTAGAAGTGTTAGAGATAGTGGTGCAGCCACTGGTTCTTTTGGAACTATTCATGAATTACCTTCAAATGGTGATATCGTGACTACCGATGTAGAATTCTATTTACCAAGGTCAGATAAAATAGTTGCAAATGTAGATGGAACATTAAAACTAGAATCGGGTCAGCCTGGATTTAGTAGACAATTGCCTCCTACACCAAACAATACTCTAAGTTTATTTGAATTAAATTTAAATGGGTATGGTATTAGTGACTCCGATTTATCTACAAGAGTAATGAAATCAAAAAGATTTCGTATGGAAGACATTGCAAGACTTGAAGAAAGAATAGATGACCTTGAAGAAACAACTGCATTAACTTTCTTAGAACAACAAACAGAAACTTTATTAATTACTGACTCTAGTGGTACTGCAAGAACTAAGACTGGTTTCTTAGTTGATAACTTTAAAGACAGAGCATTCTCTGATAACCAAGACCCAGATTATCGTGCATCAATAAATCCAGCAACAAAAACTTTACATCCACATGTTTCTGTATTAAATGTACCATTAGATTATGACTCTGCAAAATCTTCGAATGTAGTATTAAAAGGTGATAACATTTATTTACATTATAGTCATGACTCTGCAATTGCAAATAGACTTGTTTCTGGAACGGAAAATGTTAACCCATTTGCAGTTGTTGTACACGAAGGACAAATCACTCTATCTCCTGAGTCAGATATCTGGGTAAACACAGAATTCGAACCCGCAAATGTGACCAATGTAGAAGTCACAGTTGACCAAGGAGTAATACAAGGACAACAACCAAGACCTTTTGCATGGAATGGTGTCCAGTTGCCTAATTTTGGTGCTGCTGGACAGTTAGATACTACTAACTGGTTTGGTAATTGGGGTTGGAACTGGCTTGGTATTTCTAATGTCACGGGTGATGCAATTCTTACTAGTGATGTTACATCGGGTAGAAGAAGAACTAGAACTTTCTCGCAAGAGGTAATAACTTCAAGTGAAGTAGTAAATGAAGTAATTGCGGACAGAACAGTATCTTTAACTTTTATTCCGTTTATGCGACCAAGATTAGTATTCTATAAAGTAGAAGGTTTAAGACCAACAACAAAATACTTCCCATTCTTTGACGGTGTTGCATTTGATGACTTTACTCGTGCGGGAACAAGTGAATTTACAAATGTTGCGGGACAAACTTATGTTGGTAATCAATATCAAGGACTAAATGTACACCCGAGTGGAAGTACAAATATAGTCACCGATGCAAACGGAGCAGTAGAAGGTTCTTTCTTAATACCTTCTTCTGATACAAATAGATTTAGAAGTGGTGATAGAGAATTTAAATTATTAGATATTTCAGTTGATAATCAATCATCTGCAACATCTTTTGCAAGTAAAATATTTACTTCAAGAGGAACAATCGATACTAGACAACAAGATATTGTTAGTACTAGAACAACAACTATTGCAACAAGAACATGGGAACAAGTCACATGGTCTGACCCACTTGCACAAACCTTTATGGTGACTGCACCAAGTGGTATGTTTGTCACTAAAGTACAATGTTATTTTTCAACTAAAGATACTGCAATACCAGTACAACTACAAATAAGACCAGTTGTGAATGGTGCGCCTAGTTCTGACCATATAGTTCCAGGCTCAAGTGTATTTTTAAATCCTACTTCGGTTAATGTACCTGCTAGTCAAACTCAGGATGCAGTTTTATCTGCACCAAGTACTTTTGAATTTACTGAACCAGTGTTTTTAAACCCTAATACAGAATATTCAATTGTATTACTTTCAGATTGTACTTCATATAATGCATATGTTGGTGAAACTTATGCATTTGAATTGGGAAGTACTGAAAGAAGAATTAACAGACAACCATCATTAGGAAGTTTATTTAAATCACAGAACGGAACTACATGGGAGCCTGACCAAACTAAAGACCTTGCGTTTACTATGTTTAAAGCATCATTTAGTACTGCGGGTGGTTTTGCAACTTTTGAAAATTCACCAGTACCAGATAATTTATTGTCTGCAAACCCAATCTTAACAGACTCGGGTAGTACAAGTATTACTGTACTTTCACCAGACCATGGATTTGAAGTAGGGGACGCAGTCACAATCAGTGGTTTTGACTCTGCGGGAACTGGAGTTTTAAACGGAATAGACTCTGCGGGTGCAGTAAATAAAGCACACACAATTACTGGAGTAGACGGAAACTCCTATCAAGTAAATATAAATGACTCTGCAACTGCAGCTGGTTATGTTGGTGGTTCTAGAGTTAAATCAACCAGACAAATCTTAATGGATATTGCTGTTCCAACTTTAGATAATATAGTTCCAGAAGATACTACTTTAAGTTTTTCTGGTAAATTTACTACGGGTAGTTCACTTGCGGGTAATGAAACAAGATTTTCAAAAGATGCAAGTTTTTCAACTGACTTAGTATTAAATACTGATAATTCTTTTGATGCACCAAAATTACTTGCAACTGCAGCTAATGAAACTGCACAATTAGGTGCGGGTGAGAAATCTACAACTATTCGTGCAAATATGAACACAACTCGTGCAGATGTGTCACCAGTAATCGATACACAAAGAACTGGATTACTTGCAGTTCATCACAGAATTGATAACCAAGTATCTGGGGGTGCGTCTGCGGGTGTAAGTAATACTCCACTACTATTTGTTGCAGAAACACAACCATTTGGTGGTAGTGCATTAAGTAAACATATAACTAGACCAATTACACTTCTCGAAGATGCGGTTAACTTAAAAATATTATTTGCATGTAGAAAACCTTCTACTGCAAGTTTTGACGTATATTTCAGAACTGCAACCGAAGGACAAGATATCACAGAACAAAGTTATGTCCTTGCAAATCTAGAATCTCCAGTTGCAGCTGATAATACTAATTTCAAAGAGTACCGATACATGGCATCATTACAAAATGCAATTGCATCTTTTAACCAATATCAAGTTAAAATTGTAATGAATTCAACTAATTCTTCGAAAGTGCCTGTCTTTAAGGACTTGCGTATTGTCGCACTTGCAACATAATGGATGAAAATAGATATATACAAGTAGAAAACAATCCAAATCTTGTAAGAGATAGGGAAAGTGGTGCAATTTTAAATTCAAATGTATCTGAAATAAAAAGACAAAAAGAAATAAAAGAAAAAAACTTGTTAAAAGAACAAGAATTAGTAGAACTAAAAGAAGAAGTGTCTGAATTAAAAGACCTTGTTAAACAACTGGTAAAAAAATATGCCTGATAGTAATTTTACAAAAACCTTTACTACCGATAACTTTAGTCAGTTTGTTACAAACTCAAACACAATTGGTAAAGAAGTTGGTGGTCTTGCAAGATTAACGACTACAGTTGATTCTGATTTAGTTGGTGCAATTAA